ACATTAGATCTGCTCCCTTATCAACACTTCCTCCACCTGCTGCTCTAACTGCATCAGCTGTGAATACAAACTCATTCTTAGATAATCTAGCAGGCACATCGTCTGCTTTTTCAGCTTTTCCTAAAGGAACAAAGCCTCCGCCTCTAAGGTCCATCTCCATGCCTCCTAGGCTCATTAAACCACCTTCTGCAGCGAATTTAGGTCCATAAGGTTTATCTTTGTATTTATAAGTTTTCTTTTTAGCTTTTCCACCTTCTTTTAAAGCAGAGTCAGCTCTTGTTAAAAATGGGTATTTGGAAGCTAAAGCATCTAAAGCATCTTGACCTTGTGCTGTAGCATCTTGAACTTCTTTTCTAATAGCTTGTAAATCCATACCTGTTCTATCTGCTATTTTCTGCGCTGTGCTTTCAACTTCTTCCTCTGTTCCAGCACCTGTCAATAAGGGTAAAGCTGAGGCCGCTGCTATTCCAGCAGTCACTGGATTTTCTTTTAAATAATCTAAACCCTTTCCAAATAAACTTCTTTTACCTTTATAATCATTTAAATTTGTTCTACCACTAAAAAAACCTGCAATGTTTCCACCTGTTGTTTGTAAATTTGACAAAACATTACCAGGTGAAAATAATCCAAACCCTGATCCTGCTCTTGCAGTTCCGGCACCAAAAGCTCCAAGTCCAGCTCCTGCACCATAAATTAATGCAGCTTTTCCTAAAGGACTTTTTGCTACTTTTTTAACAGCTTTTGTTATACCTTTAACAGCTTTCTTTGCTCCTCTAAAAACTTTTTTAATAAAAAATGAGGGTATGCCTGTTGGATTTACAGGTCTTCCAGCACCACCTAATGATTTTAATAATGCTGCTTCATCGTTATTAATATAAGCTAATGATTCACCTGGAGGTGCCATCTTCTCTGCATCATCTACAGAAACTTCTCCACCTTCAGCTGCTGCAAATCTAGGATCTAAAAAGAATCTTACATCAAATGATTTTTGTAAATCACTTCTTGGTGTTTCGATGTCCGTGGGCAATGATGCAACTTGCGGTAATCTTGGAATGATTGGACTATCTCCACCACCTCCACCTGGAGGTCCACTTGGTCCAGTTTTCATACCTGTTGTTTGTTTAAATTGTGTTGTTAAACTTTGTGGTGTTTTACCAAAATATTGTGAACCACTTTGAATAGCGTTCATTAACTCTTTTTGTTTGTCTTGTTCTCGTGATAACATTTGGTTTACCGTAAAACCTGCTACTGGTCCTCCAATAATACTTGCTGTTCCTCTAGCAACGTTTCTTCCAAAATCGGTTACCTGTCTGCCATATGGATTTGGTGTAATATAACCCAACTCATCATAAGTTGATCTATCATCCTTTCCTCCACCTGGAGGTCCTTTTGGTCCTGGTCCTCCACCTCCATTTCCATCTCCACTACCACTACCAGCATCAAAAGAAGCAGACTCATCTTTATAATCGTCATCACCAAATCCTGCATCAGAACCATAAAAACTAGGAATACCTAGAGGTGTCATAATACCAGATCCACCAGCTTGTTTTAACATCTTTGCTTCCTTTGAATTTATGTATGCAAGAAACTCACCTTCTGGTGCCATCATTTTGGCATCATCTAATGATACTCCACCTTCTGCTAATAATTGTCTTGCTATTTGTGATCTAGTTATTGCCATTTTTTCACACTACTTGGTTTTAGGGAACAAATCAAGCGAAGGCATAATTACTTTTACATCTCTTCTAATCTCTGCTTCTGGTATGCCTTTTGTCTTCCATTCGTCCTCTGATTTATATACCTCACCTGTCTTAAGATTAGATATAGTTGTTATTATCTTTTCTGGCTTTATTGTTTGCATTACGTCGTTACCTCTCTTGGTTCTATTTCTAGGATTGATGCTATTACGTGCAATTCATTTGCATCGCTAGCTTGTACTTTCAAAGCCTCACTAGCCTCCATAACAAGAGGTTGTGTTAACAGCTCTGTTGTAGCATTTGAAGCTATGGCTTTTGTTTTAAACAGGCTAAATATATTTGATGACGCGTCTACCAAAGTCACTGTTATATTAGCTCCTGATCCTGCATCTTCAGATACTAAAATCGATTTAATCACAGATGTTTTAAACGACGGCACCGTATACAGTGTTGTAAGGTTTGTCGTTGTAAGATCTACTTTTTTATTTATAAAACTATTTGCCATTAATTTATAAAGAAGTTTTCTGCTTCCATCTCATCTTTTAATTCTTGTTGATACGTTGTATTTAATTTTTGTATAATACCATCAAGATCTCTAACTTGTGCATCAGCAACATCTTGTCGATATTCTGAACTAGGTCTTGTTAATACTTGTACTATCTTTGCCATTATCTTCTACCGTCTGGTTGTATATCTAATCTAAAAGTTCCTAATTTCCAATCTTGAGCTGTGCTTGTATTCTCTACTTTTAAAGCTACGGCTCTTGCTCTAGCTCTCGTGTCAACTTTAGTTGTTGATGAACTTACTGTAAAAGGCCCTAGTGCAGAGCTTGCAGCTGTATCATTAGAATAATTTTTTAAATTTAATGTAACTTGTGTGCTACCTGTTTGAGCCACAAAGTCTGGTATAAATCTTCTTACTTTCATTAAAAATTCACCATCACCTCGAAGTGAAGCTACACCTTGTTGTTGCTGAGTTATATCAAAATCTCCTGATAAAATATTTGCTGTAATCGCTGTTACAGTTCCTCCTTTAACCTGATCCGTTCCTGTTTCGTGTTGATAGTATGTTGATATACCATCTGTATTACCTTGCACATATGTAGATGAAGTAGCTCCTTCTACACCATCAGAATCATATTCTAATGCATGAGGATTACCAAATACAGCAGAATCTGCCCAAGCTGTTCTAGCTAATGTACCTACTGTCCATATAGGTCTTTGTGGTCCAGAGTCTTGGTAATTGTAACAAACCATTTTATTAACAACAGAAGAGTTAGCTGTTGGATAGAACCACATAATCTCACCAAACAAGTTATTCAGCCCTGCGTTAATCATCTGATTACCAGAATCTAAATTAATATCGTCATAAACAAAATCTTCTACTAAACATGGTAGAGACTCAAGAGCACCAGCATATTTAAAGAAACCATTTTCAGATAGCCAGTAAGCTGCACCATCTACTTCAACCACTGCATTCTTTCCAGCTAGTCCACAGTTTGTTCCAACTTGAACAAAAGCAAATGTAAAAGGTTGACCAACAAATCTTTGTAAAAACAAAGCTGTGTCTGTGTAAACATAGATCGCATCTCTACCTCTAATGGCTCCCATGATCCGTGATCCGTCGGCAAGTCTTTGTGTACCTGCTGTATTGGTTGCTGTAGGTGTATACGTGTTAATATCTTCTTGGTCCGAGAATCTAATAAACATATCGTCCTGTGTAGATTTTGTACCAATTGTAGTTTCTGTACCAAAGAATACTAAGTGTCTGTCCGGTGTAGATACGAGCATATGTCTTGATGCTGTTGGTGCACCTGAAATAATAGTTGCTCTAGAATTAGTTGCATCGGTTGCTGCAGAGTTCCATTCAAATACTTCACCATCTACAATCAAACAAATAGCTTTGTCACCAAAGTTATCAATAGACCACATACCAGGATCAACAATTAAGTCACCTGAAGCTGCTTCACCCCATGCTACATATTCAGATGTATTTGTAACTGTGGCTCCTGAAGAGTGTGATGCTGCTGTGGTATTTCTTACACCTCTTGTTACACCTGTTAAAGTATTGGTGGATATACCTGTGTATGATATTTCTTCTGTTCCTATTAATATAAAGTTTGTTCCAGAGCTTGGTAATTGTGATGCATCGTTTAAAGTAATACTTGTTGTTGAGCTATTTATGTCTGCAGATAAAACTGTTGTGTAAGCTCCTACTGCTTCTCCTCCCCAAGATCCTAGTGACCAACCAAAACCTTGTGACTGAACATCAGGTCCAACGCGATAATAATGTTGAACTCTAATACCACCAGACTGTGTTGCTCCAGACCCTGATTCTGCTGATGGCATTGTTATCGTAATGGTGCTTGATGATGGCACTGTTGTAGCCATAAATCTTATGTCATCAAAATCAGATGCACCAAAATTAGAATTAGTAATAGATGAAAAATTGTCTAATAAAACAATGTCTCCAGCTTGTATACCATGATCACCAGAAAAGTTTATAGTAACTGTTGCTGATCCGTTAGTTGTACTAAATGCATTTGATAATGTGTTTGTAGATTTGATAGGGTGTATGTCATAAAATACACCACCCGAGTAAGCATATAAAATTCTGTTTGTTCCTATGATAGAATACTTTCTACTTAAACTATTAGTAAATTGATGTAGAGCTCTCGCTGCGCCTGTCATATTATCGGCGCCTAGCTGTGTCCAACCCCCTATTTTTTCAGGTGTAGAATACCTAAACCTTACATTATCACAATCAATCCACTGGCCTTCAGCAGCCGTAGCAGTGATTTGTTTATTGATTCCAGGTGCAAACCCTATCTTCTGTAACATAGATCTCCAGATTATATTAGATTGCGTTGATGTTCAACGTTATTTGACTATTCCTAGCATAGGTCTTTTATCATATAAATTAGACTTTGCAAACTGTCCATCTGCATGATTATAATGTAGAAATACTTGACCACATAATTTACCCTCAAAAGGCTCTCTCCAATGCTCTAACTCACAACCAGAGTAAATAAGCATATCTCCTGGTTTTAGATCCACTTTTATACCTTTGGGTGCTCCAGGCTTATGTATGCCTTTATACTCGTCTATGACGTTGTCAGACCCTGTAGGATCGATAAATATAGGCCATTGATCTCCACCTAGATTAAGAGTGGTAGATATTTCACAACTTGGTCTGTCTTTGTGTCTTTTAAGAATATTACCGTTTCTATATAGCCTTGTATAAGAATACGTAGGCACTAATTTAAGACCTGTTTTCTTTTGCATTACAGCTATAGTTTTAACTAGCAGTGTTTCCATAAGTCTATCACCATATTTAGCGTAAGAGTTTGGAACCTGTGCATCATTAAAATTACCAATAAGTTTATTGCCAGGATGTGTTACACCATTCTGTAACATCCAGCGATCTGCTTCAGCTGATATTTGTAAATACCTATAAGCTATATCTGCTATCTCTTTAGATATAGCACCACGTATAACTTGATATTTATTTTTATTAAAACTCATATTTGTATAAAATTATAAGACACAGATATTCTCCAGTTCTTTTCACCTTTGTCTGTATTTAAATTTATATCAACACCGTGTGGAAGCCAAGATGGAAAAAAGATCATACGTCCCTCTACAGGTTCATAAGCACATACTCTCCATAATTGTTCGGGTAGATTATCTAGTCTTCTAGGCATATGTGTATTAGGTCCTGGTCTAGGGTCTTCTAAAAATAACTTGCCTGAGTTCTTCGGCACTTTAATATAATACACACCTGACCACAATGAGTTTGGGTGTGTATGAGTTTTATTATAACTGTATGTAGGATTAACGTTAGCCCACATATTACCTAGTCCTAATTTACCTTCAACACCAAAATCTTGATTACACTCCATAGCCATTTTAAATAATTCATCGATAAGGGGTTGGTATTCTTTTCGCTTATCCATATCTGTTTTACTGTGCCAACCAAAACCAGAATTAGTTTTTGCTTCTCCTTTAGGATCTGCTTTACGCCACTTTTTTATTTCCTTGAATAAATATTTATTAAGTTCTTTAGAGTTAGGTAAATCTTTAAAATAAACAGCAGTTGGAAATAGTATTTTTCTTTGTAGTTGACTCATTTAAAAGGCGGTCCTCCAAACCACATTACTAATGACTTTCTAACCCCCTTCTTAACCGGGGCTACTTTGTGTCTTAAAAATGATGCAAAAAATATAGCCTGTCCCTGTTTTAATTTTAATGGTGTTTGTTCTCCACCAGCATCTGAAAACAAAAGATCTCCACCTGTAAACTCTGATGGATCTGATAATAAACAAGTCATAGATATTTTTCTAATTGGGTTTTGACCATCCTGACCAAATGCATTTAAGTCCATATGCCAATCATAAAAACCACCTTTAGGATACACTGTAAACTGTGCGGGTTCTGTAAGTCTTACACCATCAAAATAAAAATGATTTAAGTTTACAATAGATAATTGATTCTCAATAACTTTGTACATCTCAGGTAATTTAGAAAAAGGTATCCAAGATATTGTTGTAACTCTTTTTTTAGTATCATGCTTACCTGTAGGTCCTCCACCAACTTTTGCCTCTTCAGGCGCACATTGATGACCTGCATCAATAATCATTTTGCATTGTTCAGGTGTAAAAATAGGTTGTGTTGTTTGGGCAACGTATGATTGCCATCTAGGCATTTTTGGTATCATAAACCTAATTGTCCAGATCCAGTTCTTGAAGACACGGGATTATAATCAACATCTACATTACAAACTAATGTTCTTCTTTTTTCTTTTGTTCCGTTAAACGGATATACGCAGTGTCTCATGTCGTATGGAAAAACATAGAAGTCTCCTATCTTCATATTGGGTGAATAATCTGTTTTACAAAATTGACCAGCTGCTGCACCTATAATTTGTAGTCTGCCATTCATAGGTTTGTCGGCAGCTGAATACTCCAAACCTGTTTCTTTAGGTAGTTTCATAATCATTACTGATGATAGACCTGTATATAATTTACCTTGATGAATATGTATTGGATTATATTCATGTGCTTTCATTTCATTAACCCAAACAGAATTTATATTCTTTTTTGTTGGACCTATCTTGTTCCAATCTGTGTAGTGATCAAAAACAGAATGAAACCATTTCAGTATATCTTGTGGTAAGAAACAATGTTGATGCATCTTCTCGCTGTTGGGACCAGAATAATATAAGGAAACTTCGTCTTCTATTTTACCCACTAACTGTTTATTGGCTTTTGGTAATTGTTTCTTTTGTCTTTCATAGATTTCATTAAGACCTACGAATACTTCCAGGGGGACCTGGTATTTTAAGACCGTCTGACCTAAATAACAAAAATCGAACTTCATTTTAATTTCTTAGTTTTCTTACTATCTAAAGATAGTGTCTTTTCTTTTAATCCTTTTTCTAAAGCCTCTAGTTGCCCTAATATATTAAATACTTCTGGTTGTGTTGTACCAGGAGTTATTGTTTCTTTCTGTCTTTGGAATCTTAATAAATAAGATTGAGCTTGGTGCGTGTTAACATCTCTATCATCAAAAGAACCATCGTGAAATTCTTTTTTAAGTTTAGACCAAAGAGAAACTTCTCTCATTCTATGTTTAGCCACAAGTTCCATTTGTGCTTTACCATATAATTTTTCTTCTAACTCAACTTTTTTAAGTTCTTTCTCTAATGAGTCTTTTTCTTTTTTAATATCGCGCTCTAATTTTTTTATCTCAACTTCATTCTTTCTAGCATCAAATGATAAGTGAACTAAGTTCTCAAAGTGAGTATTTTGTTCTCTTACAGATTGCCAATACTTTGCAGCTTTGGTTGGATATTTATTATCAGATAACACAGAGAATCTCATTTCTGTTTCTGTACGAAACATTTGTTTCTTCATCCATGTATCTTGTAATTCTGGGATTAATTTCTTAAAATTCTTAACGTCATCTCTATCTAATATATTAGTTAAATACTTAGACTCAGTTTCTAACTTAGTCGCAATATTGCGTTTTTCTTTTGTCATACGATCTCCTTTATTCATTTCTAATGTCTTTATATATCTTTCTATATAAAGGTCAAGTCTACGATACTGTTATTGTTTGTAACGTAATATCTCCTGTAAACTCTTCGCACGCACCTGGATAAGTAGATGGAGCTGATTTACCGGGTATATTTAAAGCAGCTGCAGAACTACCAGTACCTATATTACCAGCGTAGCTTGTGGACAGATTTCCTATTTCAGTCCATGAAGATCCGTTCCATAATTCTGTAATTGCACTATAACCAGTAGGACCTCCTGAGCCTCCAAATTTAACTGCGTTAGAACTACTTGCTCCTGCAGCTCCACCATAACCCTGTGCAGCATTTGTGTTTGTTCCTTCACTCCAAGAAGTGCCGTTCCAAGATTCTACATTAACTGTATACCCACCTGGTTCATATCCTCCTATACTCATGCCTGCTGTTGGAGAGCCAACTCCTGAGCCAGCATATTTAGTTGCGTTTAAATTATTAACTTCTGACCAAGAAGTACCATCAAATAATTCTGTGTTAGCAGTCACTCCTGGATTAGTTCCACCAAAAACTAAAGCAGCTGGCCCCGAAGTAAGGGTGCTAGCTCTTGAATACATTGTTGTGTTTAGTTCTGCTGCTTCTGACCAAGAACTTCCGTTCCAAGTTTCAGCGTGTCCATAAGGAGTGCTAGCACCAGCAAACCCTGCTATTGTAGCAGCAGTTTGTGTTCCTGATCCAGCTCTAGCTTGAGCACCACCTGCGTGGTTTGTATCATTTACTTCCGTCCAAGATGTCCCGTCATATTGTTCACTAACTGTAACTCTTGGAGGAGCTTCTCCTGCTGCCATTTGAGC